GGACACTGGTTGCAGTACACTGCTTTGGATGGTTTTTATCATCACTTTGCTAATCAAATTTCCCGTGAAACTCAGGCTAAAATTGACCATGTCAAAAGAGAGTTGCGACGCCGGTACGTTGAAGGTGCAAAACTATCAGAAGACAAGGATCATTTGGTTAATCGGTTAGATGTATTGATCAAGCGTGAGCTGGCTAAATTTGCTAAAGCACCTCGTTTATATGTTTCATATGGCGCTGGTGGTATGTACGCAAATGAGTTACCAGATTATGCTAAATTCGGACTTGATGGAAAACATTTTATTACACATCAGGGTATAGGATGTATGATCAACATTATGGCCAAACCTAAGCCAGATTCTCTCGAGGGGATATTCACTGATTTATACCATGCTATGAGCACACCAGATTATTTGTATATTGCAATTTATTCAGATGATATGTGTGTCGCTGGTAATATTGGTGGACGGGTTATATGTGTTAATTGTGACATTGAGTCTAATGATTCTAGTCAAGATGTTCCAGCGTTTTTGAGTGTTTTTACGATTCTTCGTAATTACAACTCAACCCGTGCCGCTGGATTGATCAGACAATGTTTGAAACCATTTCGTATAGCCACTCCCGAAAATCCATCTTCATATGTTGAGTTGAAATTCGATGGCCCTGTTGAGGGGTCAGGTTCTGTTTTAACAACAATTCTAAATCACATAGGTTCAGCTTTAATTGCTTGTAGTATTGTGTTTGAATTATCAACAATGAAACAACCCCCAATCACAGTTTCGGAATCTGAACTTGAGGATGCTTGCAAGAATGCAGCTTCCAAGATTGGTCATTCTATCACTTTTGATTCTTGTATGCCTGGTGGAGATGTTCAATTTCACCACATGCAATTTCTCAAACGTAGTCCATTTCAGGCTGGCAACCGGTGGCTACCCTATATGAATCTGGGATGTATCCTCAGATCATTTGGCACAGTGGAAGATGATCTAGAACCGGGACAAGTCGGCAAGACGCATGCCGAGTTTGTTCAATTGACAAACGAACAGAGAATTAATCTCCGATGCGCAGCCATAGTTAATGGTTGGAAATACGAACCATCAAATCCAATCATGACTGCCCTACGGGACAGATTTGGGTCTATATCACATAAGGTCGAATTAACCGACTCCCAAAAATATGTCTTTGAAGTGGATAAAAACGGATCTGCTGATTATAGCACTCTCGATAATACCATAGCTATACAAGCTCGTTATGGTTTATCAATCGAGGAGATGCAAGAATTAGCTTCTCAGATCCGCAATGTCCATGTGGGACAGCTGTACAGGTCAACAGCTATGGCTAAAATACTTCACGTCGATTATGGCGTAAAGTATTACGATGTTTAGGTAACATCATGACCTCCCCCCCTTTTCTTTAAAATTTTTCGTGCCGGATTTGTAGTTTGCCGGTGTGATGGCGCCACATTTGTGGATGTCCAAAA